GCTAACAACGGAAGTTCATCTTCCTTTGTGTAATTTCCTGCAAGCTCCGTATCCCTTGAAAAAATTAGTAGAGCTTCCCCGTGGCTTCCTTAAAACCACTGTAGCCTCTGTATATTACCCTATATGGCGTTCTCTTAGCAACCCTTCTATACGGTGTCTAATCACACAGAATACCTTTGATAATGCTGCCAAGCGTGTGCATGAGATACGTTCTATCTTTGAAAAGCATGAACTCTTTCGTGCACTTTACCCTGAACTTATACCTAATTTTAATAGTAAAAGTGTTCGTTGGTCAGATGAGTGTGCCGAGATAAACAGACCTACAGTATTCCCCGAAGGTACATTCGAAGCTGCTGGCATAGGCACTAAATTAACTTCACGGCATTATGACCTTATCTGTGAAGATGATACAGTTACAGCAGACACGAGTGATTTAAGCGAAGAAGAAATAGCACCTAATATGGAAGATGTAGCCAAAGCCATAGGTGCACATAAAATGTTTACTAATCTATCTGTTGATTATAAAACCTTTGAACGTATAGTTATAGGCACTCGCTGGTTTTCAGAAGATATGATTAATTATGTCAAGACTAAAGAGCCTGGATATGCAAAATATTTTATGACTGTGCTTAATGATAAAGGTGAAGCTATTTATCCCAAGCGTTTTGATATGTCGGTGCTGGAAGCAAAGAAAGAGGAAATGGGCACTTATATGTATGCTACACAGATGATGCTTGACCCTACTCCTTTAGAGAAGATGATATTCAAGCCTTATTGGACACGCTATTATGATAAGGCACCGCCAACCAAGAATATACTATGTATAGACCCTGCAATAGGTGAAACAAAGCGTCATTGTGACAGTGCACTTATAGTGGCAGGTGGTGCTGATAATAATATGATATATTTACTTGAAACTATATCTGGTCAATTAAGTCCGACCGAACAAGTAAAACTTGCCTTTGCCCTTATACGTAAATATGATATAAAAACTATGATTGTTGAAAACATTGCCTTTCAGGAAATGCTTGCACAAGCAATAGAACTTGAAAGGGATAAGAAAGATGAAGATGGTGTTTTGATTAACGATGATGTGCATTTTTCTGTTGTAAGAGAAACCCCTGGTGGTAAGGACAGCAAGGATGCAAGAATAAAATCTATGATACCTTACGTTGAGAGTGGTAAGGTTTTATTCACTAAAGATATGAAGAAGTTGGAAAAGCAGTTAAGGGAATATCCTTATGGTAGGAAGCGTGACCTTATTGATGTAATGGCGTATGCTTTAAGGAATATAGGATATAGTAGGGCAAAGGTTCAGAAGCCCATATATGACCCCAACTCTTTCGAGAGTATAATACAGAATTTAAAAGAAAAGGCGAATGACGGTAAATATCCGTTTGCTAAGCAGCGTGAATATGCCGCTAATGCTTCGCCTAAGCTATGGTAGGTAATAATATGTTGTGGTATGTCATAGCAATAATAGCAGGTATAGGTATCGGAGTAGTAGGATTTTTTGTATGGTTTATATTACAATATTATAAAAATATGTAAATAAGGAGTGATAATTATGCCACATAATTTAAGGGGAAAACCAGTTGATGAAATAGCAACAGCGGCTACTCACGAAATATCTACTGTTGGCTGTGGAGTTATTTCAATTGTATTAACTACACCAGCAGCAACCGAATCAAGTGTAACACTATATGATGTTGCAGCAACAGGTGATGTAGGAGCAGCAACAGCAAAGAAATCATTGCTTTGTGGGGGCACTGCTAATATTGCAGCAAGCGAAGTATATTGTCCATGCAAACCCGACACTTTTAGTAATGGTGTTTTTGCTGTACTTGCAGGTTCTGGTGCTAAAGCATATATTGAAATAGAACCATAAGGAAGTGATTACAATTCCGAATAAAAATGGTAAGGGTCCGAGAAAACGAAGCCCAAGAAAGAGTGTTCGTAAGGGTGGATTAAAAAGAGGTAAGTGTAAATAGAGGTGATAATGTGCCGTATAAGAATAAAGAAGATGAAAAAAAACATAAAAAGCAATATCGTGAAGATAATCGTGAAAGGATAAAAGAGCAAAGACATAAAGCATATCTTCTTAATTCTGAAAAGGTTAAGGAACGAGTTAAACAATGGGCTAAAGATAATTCTGAAAAAATTAAAAGTTATAAAACAAAGTGGAGAGAAAATAACCCAGAATATAATGGAGAGTATTATCTAAACAATATAGACAAAATAAAAGAATATAATAAAAATAATAAGGAACGGTTGGATATATTAATAAAGGAATATCGTATAAATTATCGTCAAGAACATAAGGAAAAATCAACAAAGTATTGTAGAAGATATTATCAAGAGCATAAAACAGAAAGAGGAATATATCAGAACAACAAAAGAAGAACTAATTTAAAATTTAATCTTAATCATAAAATAAGTGGAGCAATATATAAAGCATTAAAAAGAAACAAAAATGGTTATCACTGGGAAATGCTCATTGGGTACACATTAGATGATTTAATAAAACGATTAAAGAATACAATGCCCAACGGTTATACTTGGCAGGACTATATGGAAGGGAAACTACATATCGACCATATAATACCAAATGATGCTTTTAATTATGATAGTGCAGAAAATCCCGATTTTAAGCGGTGCTGGGCATTATCAAATTTACGACTGTTGCCTGCAAAAGAAAATATAATAAAGAGCAATCACTTATCTAAACCCTTTCAACCTGCGTTAAAGATAAGTTTTGCAGAAGGAGTATGATTATGACAGACGCTGAAGAAATAGTTCGTTGGACTGAGAACCTAAATGGAGGAAAACAGTACCTTAAGGATTTTGCCAGCCCTCAAAATTGGGGTATATACAGAAATTATTATCGCAATGAGTTTTCCAGTGGGTCTAAAGGGCAGAGAAAATATTCTAATGCTCTTATATTTTCCATATTAAGAAGTATGCTTCCTCAAATATATTTTACCAATCCACAGGTTGTAGTAACAAATGAAGTTCCTGGCTATTATCTACAATCAAAGATTGTGCAGAAAATAGATAATAAGTTAATACGAACTACCAAGTTAAAAAGAACTATGAAGGAATTAATATTGGAAGCTGGTTTATGTGGGACGTGCCCACTTTTAACTGGGTTTGATACTGCATATGGATATGACCCACGTTTTAAGGAAACTATTTTCGATGATAAGACTGGCGAAGAAGTACAGATTGGTGGAACATTACTTCAATTTAATGAAAAGACTGGCGACAAACTTGAATATAATGAAATGATTAAACCAGGCAAGCCTTGGGCAGACAAGATTAGACCAGAGTTCTTTATTGTGCCTTATGGATATGACAGATTACATAAGGTACCGTGGGAAATGAGAATGTATGTTCGACATATAGATGATGTAAAGGCTGACCCTCGCTTGGTAAACAATAAAGATATAAAGCCAAATGCTATAACATCCTTTGATTGGTTTAAGGAAAAGAAATTACATCAGATGATGCCTAAACAGAACTTTGGTGATTTTGTTTTCTTATGGGAGATAAGGGATTTAAAATCTGGTAGAATGATTATTATGCAAGAAGGACACAAAAAGTTATTATATAATGAAAAAGATGAGTTGCAGAAATTTGGCAATCCTTATATGGAATTAACCTTTAACTATGACCCCTTATATTTCTGGGGTCTACCTGATGCTAAATATTTAGAAGACCAGCAATTAGCTATAAATGAAATCAGAACTATACATATGGAGCATAGACGTATAGCTAAAAAGAAGTTTATGTATGATATGAATAAAGTTGATGAAAATGAAGTAGATAAGGTTATTCATGAAGATACTGGTGCTGGCATCAAAGTAGACGGACCGCCTGCTGATGCAATAAAGGATTTTCAACCTTATGTACCACCTGATTTTAATATTGATGTTGATGCAGTTCGTAAAGATGCACGTGAAGCAGCTGGGTTTAGTCGTAATCAAGTAGGTGAATTTGAAGGTGGTAGGAGAACAGCAACAGAGTCACAGATTGTTAATATGGCTTCTCAAATTAGGGTAAGTGAACGCAAAGATATGGTTGCAGATTTACTTGTAGATGTTATAGAAAAGTATAATCAATATATATTCTCTGAATGGAATGTAAAACAGGTAGAGGATATCGTTGGTCCTGATGGGGTTCGCTATTGGGTTCAATTCTCATATAAGGATATCGACAGTAAATATGGCTTTAGGGTTGACCCAGAAAGCGGTATGCCTACAAGCACAGAGCAGAGAAAAGCAGATGCTCTAAGCGTGGCACAATACATACAGAATAGTCCATTAGTAGCAATGGCAATGCAGTCTGGACAGCAACCGCCTTATAATCTTGAAGCATTAGATAGATGGGTATTGGGGCAATTTGAAGGAATAAACATAGAAGAAATTATGCCTTTGAGAGCTGGACAAGGTGGCAATCCTGAACAACCTATAACATTACCAGCATTACAGGATAAGATGAATAAATTAAGGCAAGGCGGTGAAGAAGGTGCCGCAGTATAAGTTGCGTTGCAAAAAATGTAATAAAGTATTTGAAGAAATATCAAGTATAGATGATAGAAATAATATTAAATGTGAGTGTGGTGGCGATACTGAAATTATAATACAGCCAATAGTAACACATTTCTTTGTTCCCTTTTTTCACCCTAATCTTACATCTAAACCTGTGTATGTTAAGAGCAAGGCTCACTTAAAACAATTAGATAGGAAGTATAATATGACCAGTTATTATTAACGGAAGGAGGACTAAACCGTGGAACGAGGAAAAGACTGGATTGATAAAATAACGATTACGAGAGACGAGGTCTCTCATCAAGCAAAAGTAGAAGTTGAGGGTTTGTGGTCTGGGAAAGACAGAAGAATGATTAGCAGGATGTTACTAAAGAAAATGAGAAAAGAAGCTAATGTAATAATCCAGAAGTGCAAACAAGATGACCTTAAAGTAAAGCAGGAAAAGCAAAGTGGACTTGACATTAAACAGAAACGGCTTGATGCTTTAGCAAAAGCAAGGTTAGCTAAAAAAGAAAAGAAATTAAAAGAGGAGGTAAATAAAGATGTCCGAGGACAAACTAAACGTAAATGAAAGTGATGATTTGAAAA